CCGTAACGTATCAAGAGCCCGTTCCATGGATGCCTTGCTCATGGTGTGCGTGACACAGACGATGAATTCATCGCCACTGCCATTACCGATCGGCGGAACCACAATAGCGGTACCGTCTCGACTGGTCACAACAACGTCACGTTCCATGTAGTTGTAATAGTTGGTGGTGACATACGGAGCACCCCTCACTCCTCGCTCATGGTCCGCACTGGCTCTTCTTATCCGCGTAGCGTTTCGCTGCTGATAAGGAAGATCTTCACGTTCGAGGTGAGCGGGATTCTGAGCGCTATGCGGGTACCTATTAAAGCGATTATCGATGCGAGTGACGTCGTCCATAGATGAACACCATTATTTAAAAAATTACTACGGAATCGTGTGATTTTATTTCTTTTGATACTGATGACTGACTGCGCGCCATCAGTCTAATGGCAATCACTTATTTCCTTGATCACATCGATAATGTATCGCTCTATTTCGCTTCAATAGATTCTGGACATGCGGCATAAAAAGCGGGCTTCGGCCCGCTTTTTATTTGCGTCACCAGGACACCAGTCAACCCTTACGGATTAACCTGCAGTTCCAGCGCCGGTATCAGAACCGGTACCAGTGCTGCCAGTGCTACCTTCGACGGGGTCGGTGGCGTCGGCGCTACCGGGAAAGTTCTGGACGGGATACGCCCAGCCCTCCGACAGTACTTCGTCCAGGCCGATCACATTGATCTTGCCGAAGATCGGGAGGTGGTTGACGTGACGGTTACGTGGCTGAACCATCGCTTCACGGATCTGGGTTTCATCACGGCTCACGTTAACGTGGCTGATCAGTTCCGGAATCCAGAAGTGAGTACCGCAGTTCAGCGGGTCGAGACCTTCGGTTTCACGCTTGAAGGTCCAGTAGATGGTGCGGCGAATGCGCTCGTCGACCGAGGTCACTTTCTCGAAGCTGATGTCGTCACCCAGGGTACGGGCATCGCCGTCCTTCAGGATGTACGAAGCAGTCTTCGGATCGGAACCGATGATCACGTGCACCTTCTCACCAACGTAGCCGGTGTAGGCGTCCAGAGCGGTCTTGTAGTTGGACTCCAGGATAGCATCCTGAATATCGCTACGCAGGACGTTGCCCAGAGCAGACTGGACGTCCTGTACGCGCTCGTAGCTGCGGCGGCTGATTACCAGCTCACGCAGGTCGAGGTTGCGCTCACGGAACCACGGACGGACCAGGAAGCGTGCGATACCTTCGACTTCCGGCAGGAGGTCGTCAGCGTCGATGCTACCGCTCAGGAACTTCCAACGGCTCAGGCCGTCAACGAAGCGCTGCAGAGTGGTCACAGCCATGTTGTCGTTACGCAGACGCGCAGCAGTCACCAGCAGATCGATGTCAGCCATGCCACGGGCTTCAGCCAGCGGGGACGGAATCGACAGCGGGCTACCCAGCATCACCGGATAACGCTCGGTGTACTCGGAGCTGTTCAGCTGCAGGCCGCGCAGACGGCGGTTGGCGTTGGACAGGCGAGCAGCCGGTTCCCAGCCGATCACAGCGAGGTCAGCCAGGCCATCAGCGATGGTCTTGCCTACGCCAGCGTTGGTCAGGGACAGGACTTCACCAGCAGCGTTAACCACACGGTCAACAGCGATGGTAGCCGGGTTGACAACAGCGTTGCCCTTCTCGACGTCCACGTTACCAGTCACGACCAGAGCCAGAGTCACGGTGTAGCCACCTTCGACGATCTGCTTCAGGATCGGGTTGGTTACCGGCTCGCCCTTGTAGTTCAGGGACTTGGCGTTGATCTGGATGGAGCTCGAACGGAAGTTCAGTTCCAGTTCGCGGGCCAGACCCTGGTTGCCCTTGATGAACGCAGCACGCGGCAGGTTCTCGACATCGAAGCCCAGAACGTCGCTGTCACCCTTACGGATGTACAGAGTCTTCAGACCGACGTTGCGGTCCAGAGAATCGGTCTGGTTGGCTTGACCGGCGATCTTGACCAGAGTGTTCTGGGCCAGACCGACCAGGTTGACGCGAGTGCCGACTTTCAGAGCGCTGGTGGTGACCTTACGGTTGCCCAGTTCAACGCTGCGCGGAGCGACGACGTTTTCGGCGACGAACAGATCCTTGTTACCGTCATGGATTTCCGGTACCAGAGTGGTCGACTGGTCGGCCAGGATCTTGTAGTTCAGAGCAGCTTCGAGCAGACGGCGCTGTTTGAAGTCGGCGTGGTCGCCACGGGTGTTGTGCAGGAAGTGGTTCAGCACGAGGTGCGAACGGATGGTGACGTCAGCGCCGCCCTGTTCCGGGGTCAGAACCACGGTACGGTAGAAGCCTTCAGCGAATTCGCCCTGCTTGGCCGCTTTCTGGTTGTAGACCATGGACAGACCGATGAAGTCGGTCAGGTTGCTGTTGTCGAAGGCTTCCAGGGAAGCGACAGCTTTTTCCATGAAGTCGAAGTCGCCGAGGGACTCGACGGAAACGACAGTGCCAGCGCCACGAGGAGCGGAAGCGTCCGAAGCGCTGAGAGCGGTACGGGCGTATTCAGCCGGGGAGGCCGAAGCCATGGCGATAACAGCAACAGCGTCTTTCTGAGCCTTGGTCAGGGTTTCGCCGCCGAAGGATTCCAGGGAGACCGACAGGTCGCTGACCACGGATTCCATGGACAGTTCCAGGTTTTCACGGTCCAGCGAGGACAGCGATTCCATGGATGCTACACCGATGTTACCAACGATGGCACCCTGGCTGAAACGGGATTGCAGATCTTGAGCCTGACTGGCCAGGGTTTCCTGGGCGGTCGGCGCCTTCTTACCTACTACACTCATTTTGTTTCTCCGCGAAGATTGCAGCGCGCGCTGCGTGACTGCGAGCATACCGGGTTTTCATCTCCGTCCCCCGATACTTACGCAAGTTTTGCATACCATTGCAGAAAGATGTCCGCAATAGTCCTCAATAAAATACCGGCTTTTAGTTACAGTTGGTTCACGGTGTGCTGAAACGTGATAGTTTTAGCCATCTCGTGTACGCCTACCATGCCATAGAGTACGGCACTGATTTTAAGCGAAAGATCAGCACGGGCAGTTTTCAAATCCTGCTCAGGCTTATCCGATGCCTGTGTACATAGAAAGAGTCCCAGAGTGTTCTGGTCGATCATTTCTACATGGGCATGTAGCTCACCCTGCCTGTTGGTAGTTGCACCAAAGACAGTAGTCTCGAACGGCACGTTGGCGCAAAATGCACGTTCTTCGAGGTTCAGGCTTTCACCTACACCGTCGAAATCGAAGGTGCATTTACCCTCACCCAACAGGATGTTCAGGATTTCTTCACGATGGGATTGCACCAAGCGGTAAATCAAAAGATCTCTGCTTGATACTATGCCAGACAACTTTTCCCAATCAGTGAGATCAGCATTCGACAGTCCCAGCTCCTTCATGATGAGGTTGAGCCAGACAGGGACTACGACCAGTTTGATTTTGCTCATTAGACATTCATCCTCTTTAGAGCGGTGGTTAAGGCTTATCCATGGACATTAAGCTATTCCTTGTTAAATCCGTTTCGCTTCTGTACCTTGAAAGCCAGGTGGAGGGGTATAAATCCGGTAACGTCTCGCTAATTCGCGATCTATTGACCAACCTCCAGCTTCCAGATGACATCAGCGAAATCGGCGAAGGGCGGAACGTCCTTGCCAATCTCCGCACCACAGTCCTGTGGATGCTTAATAACGGTGATTCACAAAGATATGAACCGGATTCGCTTCTTCAGCGGCTTCGGATGAACACCCAGCATGACGATGTCACCTATAAAGCCCTTGAAAAGTCTATCCGTAAGTACCCGGATGAGTCCGTCGTCCGCAAACATATCAATGACATTTCGCAGGAACTGCGCCGCTACAAAAACCGCGAGAAGCTGCACGAAATCATCAAGAAGGCGTCCTACACCCTGAGCTTCAAAGAAGCCGAAGTCGAGGACTGGGACAGCTTTATTCTCAACACCGCCCAAGACCTCTTGTCGGTGGACATGGAGACTGAAGACCGGGTCGACCCCGCCTTCATTACCAGCGTCAACTTCCAGGACAAGAGTTCGGTCACCGCGGCGTTCGAGGACATGAATAAGTCCTTGGGCACCGAGGGTATCATCCGCTGGCCACTCAAGGCCCTGAACCGCCTCATGGGCGTTCAGGCAGGGGGTCGTCGCGGTGAGTTCGGTCTGATCAATGCCCTGCCCGGTAACAACAAGTCAGGCACTATGCTTGACCTGTTTATCGGCACCTGCATCTTCAACGATCCTTTCCTGTTCGATCCTGAGAAGAAACCTTTGGCTCTGTTCTACAGCACCGAAGATGACATCCCGGTGATCATCCAGAAGATCTACGTGATCCTGCGGCAGCGAGAAGTCGGTCACGCAGTCTCTGTCAAAGGTATGGACCCGCAGGCTGCTGCCGAGTACGTCATCGAGAAACTGCAAGCCCGTGGCTGGAACGTGGAGCTGCACCGTATCCGGGGTTCATCATTCTCCTATGCCAAGTACATCAAGCACCTGGAGCAGTACAAGGCTAAAGGGTATGAGGTAGCAGTATCTTTCGTCGACTACCTGGCAATGTACAGCAAAGACGGCTGTGCGCAAGGCTCGACTGGTGACGACCTGCAAGACCTGTTCAAGCGTGTGCGTGAGTACACATCCGCTGAAAAGATCCTTCAGGTCACAGCACACCAGCTCTCGACCCAAGCCAAGGAAGAGAAGCGCATGAACCCCACCAAGTTCATTCGCGACATGCCGGGCGGTGGTTACTACCAGGGCTGTAAGAAGCTCGATACCGAGGTGGATTGGGAGTTCTACGTCAACAAGCAAGTGGTCAACAACGGCACNTACTTGGAATACATCTGGGGTAAACACCGCGGTGTGGTGGAGCCGACTCCAGAGGCGCACAAGTACTTCGTCATGCGGTATCTGGATAACCACATGTACGGCATCCCGTACGACCTGGATCTGGATGAAGACCTCAGTTACAAAGTCGTGGGTGGACGTCCTAACTCCGAAGGCGGAGGAGCTACGTGGGACGACATTGAAAACATCGCAGCATAAGAGCCAACATAAGAGAGCAGCCCTCGGGCTGCTCTCTATGCCGTTTGTCATGGGGCGTTCTGTTCAGCGACCAAGGCTTCGATCAGAAGTGTTTGTTCATCAATGGTGCGTTGTAGTTCGGCAACCTTATCGCTCAGGCGAATGATGGTGGCGGTGTCGGTTTCTGTGTGGGTCACAGCCGCACGCCGCGCCGCTGTCAACTGGGTGTGTTGCTGTTCGCTGACATGGTCACTGACCGGTGCACGCGTCACGTAGAACACCGGGTCGACACCGATCTTGGCTTTGACCGATTCGGTGATAGCCTGAACGATATCGTCGGTACTGCGGTTCTCAGGCCACATCCCTAATGAGACTGCCAGCACCAAGTGGCTGTAGGGAATGCTGCCCATGCTTGGATAGCGTTCGATGTAGGTGTCAGGCACATAGATCAATGATCCATCTTTATCACGCAGACAGATGACCAGGGCATTCAGCGAGAGGTCATCCTTGTAGGCGGTCTCGGTCAGCCCGACTGGAGCATAGATCAGCTTCAGCGGCTCTTGCCCACGGGCGATGAGTTCGTTGAATTGACGAATGGCGATGACGGTATAACTTTTGTCCGTATCTGCAACGAAAGGCGCACGGAACAGGAAGGCACCAGAAATACCCATCGGGGGAGTCATGCGGATCATTAGGTGACCTCAGGCAAAGAAAAAGAAAAGAAATAGGGAGAGGGGCCGAAGCCCCTCTCTGTTGTTAAAGACTAGGGCATAGCATATCCAGTCCCTAGAACCGCACCAGGTCAAACCCGATGATTTCAGAGGCCTTGGAGCTGATATGTGTCCTGATCCCAAGGACCATCCGATCGGCCTGATCCCGCTCGATCAGTTGTTTGATCAACTTGCTCTTGGGACCATGAGGTTGAATGACACCCCGCAGTTGGCCAGTGGACTCATCGTAATGAACACTGACAATCTTTGCACAGACGTTCTTCTCGTTCACCGAGGTGTGACGGTCAGCGCGCTGCTGGATCGTCTGGTGACCAAAGAGCGATGGCGTACCGAACTCAACCGGTAGGCCACCTGCAACTGCTGACCGATGAAGTTTCTCGACAACCTCAGGAGACAGGTCTAGGGCAAATTCCCCCAGACGTACAGACGCTTCTTTCATGAGTCTCTCCTCAGTACATGCTGGCACGCAGACCAACGGGTTTATCGTTACCGTCGTAGCAGATGGGGTATTCGCACATCCCGCCTTCATTCTCGACACGGCTGACATCGACCAATGGCAGGTATTTGGGCAGGTCAGCTTTCTTTACCGCCCGACCATTGATTGAGCAGTCGTCATCTGCCCTGGGGTTGCACCAGGCTTCATTGATTTCATCCATCGAGACTTTCTGTGCAAGGTCAGGCACCTGGCTGTCAGAGAGATAACCATCCAAACCACCGATGTAAAGATGATCCATCCGGTTCTTGATCAGATCGTCACTGGCACCATAAGTCTGGTAGTATTCAAGGATGTAATTGGCAGCATCCACGTAAGCCACCCGACCCCGACCGGCATTAGGACCCTGGTCCAGTCGATAAGCCATGGGCTGACCTTCGGTGGATTGATCCAGGTAATACCAGATATTGATGACACCCCGGTTACCGACCGGATAAGCCCCTACAGGGTATCCTTGGTTGACCCCTGTACCTACGCATTGCCCACGGGCCGAACACGTGAAGAGGATCTGATTGAAAGTGTTGTAAGACTGTCCTGTGCTTTCATCGAACAGCTCCACGGTCGATTCACCGATCCAGGCGCAGGAAATGAACCCTTCCCCTTGTTTGTGGTGACTGGCCGTCTTGACAGAGCAGGGGTAGTAAAGCGGCAGGTTGTTCATGTTGCTTTGGGTGGGTGGGTTGAAGGCATGGGCCGGCAGGACAATCAGAGAGACCAGCAGCGATACAGTGAGCCAGAAGGCGCGTTGAATAGTCATGGTTGTGTACCTCAGAAATGTTGAGTTAAAACCCGAATAGGCGCTTGATGCGTTGGAAGAAAGTGGGTTTGGGATGTAGCCACTGAAGGGCGCGAAGTTCACCGTTTTCAGAGATCACTGAGAACGCTGCGGCACTGACATGACCGCCACCTCCAAACTGTTCGGCAATCGAACTCACGTCTACATCCTCGTTTGACCGCAGACTGTAGACGATCTTGTCTTTGCGTACGGTGTAACAGACCACCACTGGGTAGTCTTTCATCAACAGGTCCGCCACCTCATTGCGCAGGTGAGCAGGGGCGTTGACCGTGGCCACTTCGATGCCATTCCAGACCACAGGGCGGGTGTAGGTGCGGGCGACCCCCAATGCAATCCGATGGTCGTATTCCACCAACGTCCGGCCTGTCTCCAGGATTTCAGGTTTGACAGTGCCGTCTTCATTCAGCGCGCTATCGAACCGCTCGATAGACAAGCACCCTGCCGACAGCCAGGCATTGAAAGACCGGGTGTGGACCAGTTTGTGTTTCCAGAGATCGTAATCCTGGATCAAGGACAAGGCTTCAGGCAGCGGGGTCTCTTCGCTGAGATTGGGGATGTCGTTAAAGAAAGACCAGGCAAGGACAGCGCCACTGTAGTGCTGGTTAAGGTACAGGAAGGTGTTTTTACCTTGACGTCGCAGATCCATGTAATCGGAATACCCGGTCACCGGACGGATAGTCGACTCAAGGGCCTTGGCGGTCTTGTGGTGATCGATGATGAGAATGGAGGCTACTTCAGTACAGATCGCATCGAACATGGTACGGGGCAGACTGAGATCCACCATGATGACATGGTTCCCCCAGACTTCTGCAGGCAGCGCATCGCCGTATTGGTAAGACAGGTAACTCACTTCTTCGCCGGGTACGTCTTTCAGTTTCTGGTGCACCGCCCAAGCAGCAGCAATACCGTCATTACAGCTCTTGTGGTACAGAACAATCGTCTTAGGCATGATTATCTCTCTCTGACAAGGGGCATACAAGCGGGGCTACCCCGCCTGTATGATTGACTTAGGGGTTATAGGTGACTGAACAACTTGAAACAGCGAGCGGTTTCGCGCTCGGTAACGGAGACACGCGTTTCAAGGTCCGGAACAGTATCTGGGAAGTACAGCTTCCAGAAACCCGGTCCTGGAATACCCTTGTCAGTCCCACGCTTACGAACTACCAGCACGGTCAGTGGCGGCAAGCCCGCGCGGGTGCAGAATGAAAAGACATCACGCAACACCAGAGAGACAGCATTGGCCATGGCATTCCCACGAGTCGGGAGGCCCAACATGATGGCCAGGGTCTCGTAGTGGACTGTCTGACGCTGAACAGCCATCAGCTGAAGAATGTTCAGACAGTACAGTGCTTTGATTTGACGCTCGGTCATTCCGTCGACGACGGTTGGTGCGGTTTTTACATCTTCCATGGGAAGCCTCCTGCTACATCGGTAGCATGGGTTGTGTCACGTATGTGACGGGTGGGTGAATCAGTCGTAAGGTAGAAAACGATCTATCGCTCGCATCCAGTTCTCGGCGTTGTTGAACACCGTCATGAAGCAGGCAATATACACCATTGTTACAATCAACCATGGCGTTATACTTACGAGCACAGGGACGGTGATGCCAGTGAGAATTCCCCATCCTACAAACAGGTAGATGAGTGTGATCCCGGTGGCCTTAGGTGCACTTTGACGCAGCAGATACGTCACCTGCAAGAAGCCGTAAATGGCACACCATGCAAGAATAAATGCACCGAGTGCCAAGATTAACCAAAGTTCCATTACTGCTCCAACGGCGCTGTGTTGAAGTACAGTCGGTATGCAATGTAGACCATCACTATACCCTCGCAAAGGTTAATCCTGTCTGATACATGTACTTGCCACCTTTGTCTTTGTAAGAACGTAAGCACTGCTCATCACCCTGGAAGAAACAGAACTGTGCGATGCCTTCGCCAAGGTAGCACCTTACTGGGCTATTCGTTACATTCGCGACCTCGATCACTACATGCCCTTCAAACTCTGGTTCAATGGGGGTGACGTTGCAGATCAGCGCAGATCGTGCATAGGTACTCTTACCCAGCACGATGACCAATATGTCACGCGGGATATTGAAGTACTCGGCAGTCGGAGCCTGGATGTAACTGTGGGCCGGGATCAGCACATACTTGGCACCGTCTTCGTCAACCCGGATGTGCGGTGCTGCGAAGTTGGTCTCCTTCATGCGCTTGGGATCTATTTCAGGCTCGAAGACATTGGTGAAGACTTTGATCTGGTCGGGGTCACTCGTCAGGCTAACGTCGTAACCATAGGACGAAGTGCCGAACGAAATCACTTTACGGACGTCCTCATCCAGCGGTTCGCCATCAATGAAGACGCCCTGATAAGGCATGTTGGTGGCCTTATCGACATACCGCACAGGACGGTCATGAAACTTGTCGATCATCGGCTTCCAATCCAGCCAATCATCATCCGACAGGGGTTTGGCATAAGCCTTATTGCCGAAGATGTCGCGCTTGTTCTCATCGCACCAGTTGGCGATAAGCGCTTTCTCCTCTTCGTTGTATGGCGGGGCAATCAGACGGCCTGGGAGACCATCACAGTCATATACCCGGTGCGTAGGGCGGGTGCACTGATGAATGATCCAGTTGTCAGACTTGATAGACATGATCAGATGTTCCTGTGGTTATGGTTGAGGTAGAAGAGGGCATGGGCCACATTGCGACCGTGGGCATCTAGTTCCCGTCTCTGGACGGCCAGGGATTTGCGGTTCAGCAGATTTTCAAGAGGGCCCATGGTCTTGACCAGTGCATCGTATTTAAGCCTGGCGGTATCGAACTTCAACTGGAGGTTTGTCACCTCCATCTGCGCCGCACTCAACTCGCGGTGATTGCGATAGACGGCCGTTGGCATGGTCGCCACTGCTGTCTTCACCGAAATCTGTTTCATTTCGTTGAAGAGTTTGGTTGCAGCTTGGTGCTTCGTCGGATACTGACGGAGGAAGCGAAACAGTGACGGCATGATTGAGATCCTTTACAATATTGACTTCGATGCACTTTCTGAGTGCAGTGGAAAGATTCAAGCGGGTCGTGGCCACGCCTTGTTTAGTCTTGACCGCAAAGTTCTGGGCCAGTTTAAGTACAGCTTTGCGGACCACTTCGAGCTCGCCGTTGTCAACGCGGCGGATGAAGAAATCGCCTGCGTAGAACACCCGAATCATGCCCGATGTCTTGCCTTGCGTATCGCGAGCCACACAGGTACCCAACGTCTTGAACCCCGGTAATGGATACAGACTCACCACAAGGCGATCGCAGACCTTGTGAACAGTAAAACCTTCCATAATGCCCCCTTGTACAGTCATAATTAAGTCGCAGTCTTTTATTTTAACGACTGTCTACACGGTGGTAATGTAGGGTCATTAAATGGTCGAATGGTAACTTCCCTCGAGTCTATTTAGGGGTTCTATTTTTAAGAACTAGAGGGCGGTCTAATTATGTGCAGGCGACGAAAACTCAACCTTTTCGATAGCCATTTAACCTCATGATCAACCCAGTAAAAGAGAGCCAACACATGACTGCTGTCGCCGCCAAATGTACCGAGAACATGACTACGGATGTCCCACTTCAGGCTCCCTCTCTGGACATTTGGGAATCGAAATACCGTCTTCGCGACCGTCACGGCGCTCCGGTAGATGCCAACATCGACTCTACCTGGTTCCGCGTGGCCAAAGCCCTGTCCTCCGTCGAGAAAGACCCCGAGCATTGGGAAAAGCGTTTCCTCTGGGCACTGCACAACGGCGCCATCCCAGCAGGCCGCGTAACCTCCAACGCCGGTGCTTCTTTCCACAAGCCTGCGGTATCTCTGATAAACTGCACCGTGTCGCAGACCGTCCGCGACTCGATGCGCAACATCCTCGCCGCCGTCTCCGATGCAGGCATTACCCTGAAAGCCGGTTGCGGTATTGGCTACGCCTTCTCGACCATTCGTCCGAAGGGTGCCTACGTCCACGGTGCCGGTGCTGGCACTAACGGCCCACTGGCCTTCATGGACATCTTCGACAAGATGTGTTTTACCGTAGCATCTGCAGGCGGCCGTCGTGGTGCGCAGATGGGTACGTTCGATGTGTCTCACCCGGATGTCGAATCCTTCATCACTGCCAAGCGTGAAGATGGTCGTCTGCGTCAGTTCAACCTGAGCCTGCTGATCACCGATGAATTCATCGAAGCGGTGAAAGCTGATGCCGAGTGGGATCTGTATTTCCCGGTCACCAACAAGCTCGCCATTAACGACGTGCGGACCGAAGACCTGATCTGGCGCGACTGGCCCATCATCGAAGACGAGTACACCGTCAACGACCAAGGCCTGGTTGCCTGTGAGATCTACAGCCGCGTGCGTGCCAAGCGCCTGTGGGACCTCATCATGAAGTCCACCTACGACTTCGCTGAGCCGGGCTTCATCTTGATTGACGCCGTCAACCGGATGAACAACAACTGGTGGTGTGAAGTCATCCAGGCTACCAACCCTTGCGGCGAGCAGCCACTGCCTCCGGAAGGTGCTTGCCTGTTGGGTTCGATCAACCTGACCAAGTTCGTCATCAATCCCTTTACCCCTGAAGCACGCTTCGACTGGGATCGTTACCGTGAAGTGGTGTCGGTGTTCACCCGTATGCTGGACAACGTCGTCGAGCTGAATGGCCTGCCGCTGGAAAATCAGCGTAAGGAAATCATCCGCAAGCGTCGCCATGGCATGGGCTATCTGGGCCTGGGCTCCACCATGACCATGCTGGGTATGGTCTACGGCGATGAATCCTCCGTGGAGTTCACTGAGAAGGTGACCATGGAACTGGCCGTTCAAGGCTGGCGTGATGCACTGGCACTGGCCAAAGAGAAGGGCCCTGCCCCGATCATGGATGAAGTCTTCGCCCTGACAGCCCGTCACCTGCGCCAGCGTCCTCAGCTGGTTGAAGACGGCTACAAGGTTGGTGATGAAGTTCCAGGTCGTATCCTGCATGCCAAGTACAGCCACTACATGAACAAGATCGCACAGGTCGAGCCTGAACTGGTAGCTGAACTGGCCGAAGTGGGCGCGCGCTTCACGCACCACAGCTCCATTGCACCGACCGGTACTATCTCGTTGTCGCTGGGTAACAATGCCTCCAACGGCATCGAGCCGTCGTTCTCCCACAGCTACATGCGCAACGTGATCATTCCTGGTAAGAAGACCAAGGAACAGGTTGAGGTGGTGTCCTTTGAATTGGCGGCCTACCGTCACTTCATCAACCCAGAAGCCAAAGAAGGTGACCTGCCTGCTTGCTTCGCTACAGCTGACACCATCAGTCCCGAGCAGCACGTGCTGGTTCAAGCTGCCGCTCAGAAGTGGATTGACTCCTCGATCTCCAAGACTGTGAACGTCCCGACTGACTTCCCGTTCGACCGCTTCCAGAATCTGTACATGGATGCGTACGAGCAAGGTCTGAAGGGTTGCACCACCTTCCGTTTCAACCCAGAAGCCTTCCAAGGCGTCCTGGTACGTAAGGAAGACCTGGACAACACCATCTACGTCTTCGAGCTGGAAAACGGCGAGACCATCGAACTGCCGGGCAGTGAGAAAGTCATGTACCAAGGCGAAGAGCACGTAGCCGCCAACCTCTTTGACGGGATCAAGGAAGGAACCTACGGTAAGTGGTGATACCAAGACCTGGGACTCAGTCCCAGGTCATTCAACACCCACACATCCCATTCACGCGTTACGGAACAGAATAGCATGACCATCGAAATAACCTCCAAGATCGTTGCAGTACGTCTCAAGAAAGAGCAGGCCAACGATCCGGTTGCACCTGCCACTCCGACAGTTGATGAAAACCCGCTGACCCTGCGAATCGAATCGCGACCTCAAGGGGCTCTGCAGGCCATCTCCGAGAAGATCGTCTACGTCAGTGGTGAAGGCAAGAAGAAAGTCTACGTACTGGTGTCGTTCATGCCAGTCACCGGTGTGGTCAACGGTAAAGAAGTCAGCATAGAGCGTCCGGTGGAATTCTTCATTCCGAGCGGCCAGCTCTCCAGTGAACACCAGTGGATCACAGCCAGCATGCGCAGCCTTTCCCTGGCTGCTAGGGGTGGGTACATCACCCAAGCCCTGCAAGACCTGCGCAAGGTCACCTGGGACAAGGGTGTGGTTCGCTGTGGCATGAACAAGTGGAATAAGCCTCAGTTCCACGACTCTGAAGTCGCGGCTATTGCCTGGTCCATCCAGCAGATCCTCATGCATCGCGGTTTTCTGGATGACGAGGGTAACCAGGTCTCGGTGGAAAAACTGGCCAGCCAGATGAACACCCGTCACCTGAGCGCCCCGGTTACGGTTGACGAGAAGGCCAATGAAGAAGTCGCTGTGACGGACACTGGTCTTAAAGTCAATAGTGTCGGCACATGCCCCACCTGCACCGGTAGCCTGGTCCTGATGGACGGTTGTCCGACCTGTGTGGAAGGATGTGGTTACTCCAAGTGCGGTTAACCGGGTACTTACCATGGAAGATCGGGCGCGGCTCCTAAAACAGATCCAGCGACAAACCAGTACACACAACTGCCCGGCTTGCAGTGGGCCTGCGTACTGCGCTATCGAAGACGGTAAATCAGGTAACCTGTGCTGGTGCATGGACGTCAAAGCGGTCAACATCGCTGAAGCCGACCAGTGCCTGTGCAAGAACTGCCTGA